TACAAAAATAGACAATAAAGGTGATGCAGTATTTGCTATAGGAACCAGTGGGATGACCCTTTCCTTTGGTTGGGTGTGGCATGTCAAATGCCTTTCCAAGAGCATCTGCAATAGAAAATCTACTCGAAAGAGTCATGTTTGAAGATCCTATTTTAAAGAATGCTTCTCCCGAGTCATCTATCCAAGCCGTGCCACTATTAATATCGATTGCTTTTCCACCACCACTTTTAATTTGTATAGCATTGGGGGTTCCAGAATCAATAAGAAGGGTCTGATCAGTTCCATCATCACCTTCAAGATATGAGTTTCCTCTTACATGTAATGATCTATCTGCGGGTTTGCAATCTGGATAATCATCATTCTTTGTTCTACCAACCATTAGTGTTGCTACATTTTCAGAGAACTCGGTAGATCCACCAAAAACAATAGGTCCTTCACAAAGCATTGACCCATTGATTCTTTTGTCCCCCTCATTGATTGGTGGACATATTCCAACACCAACCTTTAACTGACCACCAATGACTACGTCATCCAAATTTAAAGACATTTAATATTCTCCTTATACTTGATTTTGTTGTGAACAATATCTTTTAGTTCCAACTTTTGAGTCCTTATTTTTAGAAGCATCAGTCACTCCACGAATGATAGATGAATAGATTTTTAGTACAGTATTTGCTATAATCTCTCCTTTATTTGGACTCAAAATTTTAAAAGAATTTGTAGCATTTACACTAAATTCTTTTGAGTGGAAGAGAACTTTTTCTGTGGCAGTTACTTTAAAGTTTCCACTATTAGTTCCTGAACCTCTTGAAACAAACTCAATATTGTCAGCCTCAAATCTAAGGTTACCATTGGTAGCATTTATAATTATATTACCATTTTTTGCATTCAAGACCAAACTGTCTTCAGCTTGAGTAGAAGCACTGCCACATTCTAGTTGAAAATGTCCTGGTTGTATAGAGCTAGTCCATCCTTTTCTAGATCCATCAGCATCCATACAAAAAGAGTGCTCTGCATCTGCTGCCTCAATCAGAACGGCAGAAGTTACATCACCTTCTTTATGAATGTGACCGTACTTGATTCTCCCATGACGATTTCCATATTCAATGGCATCATAATTTTTCTTTGCTAATTCATTTGTATTGGAATTTAATGATCCTGTACTATTTCTAGCGGTTGCAGACATGTGAAAAAATAAAGTTATTAACTATTTAACCATGTTAGATCAGATTGTCCGGAGTTCCCGGTATATTAAGTCTGGAATCATTGCTACGAATATCGCTACCCTGACGTATGATAGCAGAAGGTCTAGTTGTAACTTGTGCATCAATACTTTCTTGCAATGTATCATAAATTTGAACAAGATCCCCAGGAGTTTCATACCAACCAGCATATTTGACTCCATCTTTATAGAATACAGAACCATAATATGGTCTGCCAGCATAGTATCCAGTTTTCTTGAGACCAACCAGATCAGTAACCTGAATTAACTTACTTGTATCCTGAACAATAGGATCTCTAACTACTCTAAGAATAGGAGTTCCTTGGAAATTGAGACCTTCAGGAGATGCAATTGTAATTTTGGGGTAAGAAGTCATACCAAATGGTTTTTGGTTGAGTTTAATACTAGTTACGCCTCCACTAGTTGAAGTTGTGAGTTCTACATCTAAAGGAATATTTGGAGTTCCGTCTCCCGGAATCAAAATCATAGGATCTCCGGGAGTGTATCCAATTCCGGGGGTTCCAATTTCGACCCTATCCAGTTCAAGTATTACAGGATAAATGGGTATTTCTGGAATTTCTATCGGCGGTGGTCCTATTGGTACTGTTGATATTCCTGTTGATGTTGATGTAAGTATTGGTGCTTCTGGTGGAGGAGTTCCTGATTCTTCTGGTATTTCTCGTGGTGGTTGAGTTAACGTATTGCCAATGCTAATTATCGGAGGATCCATAATTTTTACATTACATACAACCCCAGTGCCTTTCATAACTTTTTTGCATGGTGGAGGAATAAGAATTGCAGAAATTCCTACAGGATTCTGTCTCCAAGACATAGTAGATCCAGTATCAGTGGGAATTTTTCCTGATATTTGTACAGCGGCTAATACAGGATTTTCCTTAAATGGTACCCCTGTTTTACTTTTATTCTTTAACTTAAGTTCGATATCATTCTTCCCCTTTGGTGCGGTAAACTTTACTGTAACAACATTCTGATCTGATTTAATTTTTTCAATTTCTTTTCCTCCAATCTTGACCATGAGTATATGATCTGCCTCCGCTTTCAACGTATACCTACCGTCTATGGGGAAGTCAACATCTTTCCAAATCATGGTCCAAGTATTGGCACCAGTAATAGTATCAACACCATCCTTAAAGTATGGAGATAAGAAAGGTCCAAGTTTTCCAGTTTGATATGTCGCTAGTTTGGGTCCATCATAAATCACACCCTCATATCCCTCAAGTTCAGTGATCTTATCCACCACTTCACTTTTTGAAACTTCTAATCTGTATGTTAGATCCCAGGTTCCTCTTCCAGTAAATTGTCCGGGAGAAGTTTGAATTGATCCTCGACGGTTAGATGGAGTAAACCGACCCTTCTCTGCTCGTATTTGCATATCGTTATCATCATTTGATGAACTGACATAATCAGCAAATATAACCTTCCCTGGTGATGATCCACCTTCTTTCGCACCATCTTTAGATCTTTTACCTCCAGTTTTTCCGAAACCTTTTCTGAGAACGCCTTGTTCCAAAGCATTATACTTTATCGGGTCAAATTTATCGGGAAGATTTACCTTAAATGTTTCAGTTTTTCTACCTTCTCTACTATTCTGATCAAATTCTACTCCATTAATAACAACGAGACTCATAGCCTCCCCATTGCTAGATGAACTTGGATTATCATCCCATTCTGCAACGACATCAAAAGATCCCTTACCATGACCAGTTACAATAATATGAGACATATCATCAGAAAACGTTGCACCAATGTCTCCCTTAACATTCTTAATCTCAATACTATTATCATCATTATCATCCCTAGGGGAATCCAAGAAGACAATTTTTGTAGGATTTTCTAAGTAGTTTGATGCATTTGGACCCCTTCCCTTTGTACCTGGGGGAGTATATGAAATTGAGTATGTGGATTGATTTTGTTCTGTTGCACTAGAAGATCCTTTATCAGACCCAAATTTTATTTTTTTGGTTTCTTTTCCACGTTCACCGTTCTGTCTGAAGATAGTTCCACCAATGTCAATGGTTTTAAATACTTTACCTGAAGTATTCGGATTATCGTCCCATTCAAATTTGACAGACAAGTCTCCACCAGAAGATCCACTTACAATAATTTTTTTACCGTCATCAGAAAACTTTGCTTTTACACCAGGCGATGTCGATTCAATTTTTAAAGTTGCATTTACATCAAAATCTTCTATTTCTCTTAGAGTAGTATTTCTACCAAAATTTGTAAGGCGAGTTGCATTATCATCAAAACCAATTGCTTTCCCACCGTTAAGTACCTTAAATCCAAAGTTTCTGGGATTGTCAAGATTATATGTAATAGGAATCTCAAAAGAAGTTTTTGGTTTTGATTGTTTTATTTTTGGTTGTTGATTAACTTTTCTCGTAGCAACGGCAGTAACCTTATAGTCTGTATTGATCTTAACCTTCTTATTAAATTTTTCAATATCACCACTCTTTTCAACATTTTTAATCGTAAATGTATGACCATTCTTGACACCTAATTCCTGGAAAATGAATTTAATTTCCATATTTTTATTGGATCCTTGACCAAATTTCTCAAAGTTGACATTTGCAAAATCAATTTTCTTTGGTTCAGATACCCAATCAGCAGTATTAAAAATTACTTTTTCAATTTTTTCTTTAATGGTCCCAACGTAGTTCTCAACATCAACATGAATTTTATATTTTCCTTTTTCTAGTTTGAATATGTGAGTTTTTGGATTTTTATCCTTATGACTATACAATACACCAACACCTTCTTCCGGTAAATCCATATAAAAAGGATCTCCGGCTTGCCGCTCGTAATTTGGAGTTTCTGCTATAGATTTTAATTTGTTGGTCTCATTATCAGTAATTACAATTCTACCAATATTATCGGCAGAACCTTTGAGACCATAGTATCCAGTTTCAGATGCTTCGAACATCCAAGTATTGGATCTAAGATCTCCACCATTATCAGTGTTCTTATCCGATAAAGGAGGGAATGGTGATAAAGCAAATCTATTCATAAATTTAGACCACCGACTAGGGTTCTTGAAATCGTATACCGGATACCACTGTTCTTCAGCACCAGGAAATCTAGTTGTCCAAAGTGGATTATCCTGACACCTGCCTTTTTGTACTGGTTTGGTTTCTGATGGAATTGGTGGATCTGGAGCATCAATAGTTACCGCGAATCCCATTGGATTCTCTTGCCAAGAGGCATCGGAAATAACTCTCTCCTGAGGATTTATAATTTTTATTTTTACTGCCAATCCCATTGGATTTTTTTTAGAATTGGATTTATTTGAAGATTGAATTAACTCAGCTCGAATACGATAAAATCCCTTTTCAAATCTTCTTACGTAAGGAGTCATTCCCGCAGAGTTTCCTGAGGAATTAAAACCATCTTTATTGATTATGACCTCGTCTCCACCATCACGAACATCAGACAATCCATTTCTAGATCTCCTATCTCCATCAGTTATACTATTACCAATATACAAGTTAACAGCATCGGCAGCTGCGACATCAATCTGATAATCTCCAGTAACAGGAAACTCTACATGTTTCCAAGCAATAATTTCTTCTGCAGATGAAGAATCAATTTCGGCATCATTAATAGTAGATTCTTTGATTTTTACTTCGACAGGAACCTTTATTGGTTTTGGATTAATACTGGTAATATTAAGCAATCCATTTTCATTATATCCGTTTGTAATGTCATCATCGAAACCAACTGTAGTTTTGTCAATTGGTTTGAAACCAGTTTTTGGATTACCACCAATCACTTTAATACTATAAGTCTTTCCGCCAGTGAAAGTGCCCGAACCTCTTATTTTTTCTTTTTCCTGTATTCTAGAAACTGACCGTCTTGTTCTCCCGTAACGACCATCAGGAGGGAGACCAGTATATCTCTGGATTGATGATCTTGTTAATTTTAAATCAGTATCATCAGTCTTAATAGTAATTTCTTTTGCGAAGAGACCATCATCATCAAATTGATTGTCGTCAACATCCAGTAAAAAATTAATAGTAGCGGTGCCATCACCGGTTACCTTAAGATAAAGGTTATCACCATCTCTATCGAAGAAAGCTTTAATATCGGGAATTTCCTCAGTAAATTTAACATCTGCAGATTTTGATTTTAATTCTAGTTTTGGTTTAAATGGAACTATTCCATGGCTATTTAAAAATGCATCCTTCTTTCCAGATCTTGGAGGAATTCTCCACAATTTTCTATTTGCTTTGTCAATATACTTTACTGTATCAAAAATATTTCTAACCTGGCCCTCAACTTTAGTTCCTTTCTCAACCTTAACAATTTCATATTGAGATTCTCTTTTTTGTGCATAGTTTTTATCAATCAGAGAAATTGTTTTTACATTTGTCCCTGTTATATTATCATTATCTTTAGAAAGATTATATCGATAAACCATGCTAAAACTATTTCTGCTTCCAGTTCCTGAAATTCTAGTTGAAGTAACTACTCCATTCCGAAATCTAACTTGAAAATCGTCATTATCGTTATCACTATTTTTTCTATCCCTAAAAATAATATTTCCAGTAACTTTAGACCCATTTTTCTTTTCAGGATTAAGTTCATCAGGCTCTCTACCAAAGGATTGAACTAAACCAGTTTCATGATCACCGGGACCAAATATTGTGACAATATAATTTGTATTTGGTTTTACTTCTATAGAGTTATTTCTATTGTACAGTCCATCATCCGAATCACCAACATCAAAATAATCCTCAGCATCAATTACAAATTTGTGATTTCCATTTACTTCCTCAAATTTAAATGCAACATTTCGTCCCTCTAACTTTTTGTCTTTATAACCATGCATATAAAGATCAAAATTTTCAGAAATAAATTTTGGAATTACCTTCTCCGAAAAAGATTTGTCCCATAAAGTATCTTTAATCTTAATACTACTAAGAGATTTAGATTTATTAATTGATCGACTATCATCCCAAGTAAATGTAATTGTTCCATCCACTTGTTTGTTAGACTTTCCGACCAAGATTAGTTTCTTTCCATCTTCAGAAAATTTCATTCGACCATTTTTTGTCGAGTCAATATCAAGTCTTGCAACCTCAATACCATCCGGATCCAAGAGCATAACCTTTTGTGCATTAGAGGAGACCTTGATCATGATCTTTTTATTAAGATCATTATAAATTACCTTGTAATCAGAACCAGTATTTGCATCCTGTTCTATATCTTTTCTAATAACCTTCGTAACTTCTTTTTCATATTTAAGTCCATTCTCCAAACTTACATGAATTTGATGAACTCCGGATTCAATATACTTCTTATATTTTTTGGGGGAATCGTTAGGTTCAGACATTTCAAACAATTGTTCCCCGTCTATAGCTAAATAAGATTCTCCATCAGAAGATCCCCTGAAGATATAATCCCCACTAAACGGAAAATTTTCTTCCCATATAAAATTGTACGGAATTCCAGCAAAATCAGTTCCATCCTCACCCGAATCCGGAACTGGAGAAATAGCATACCGATTCATAAAAGAATCTCTAATCTTTGTAGGATCCGGAACTCTCTCACTTAACCGATAGAAGAGATCAAAAGTACCCCTACCAACATCTTTAAGTTGATCCGACTTTACCTTTTTAGGTAAAGTATTTTTATCGCGAAGACTTACTTTAAATGTTTTAGTTTTTCTACCTTCTCTACTGTTCTGATCAAATTGTATTCCGTCAATAACAACAAGACTCATAGCTTCCCCATTGCTAGATGGACTTGGATTGTCATCCCATTTTGCAACGACATCAAAAGATCCCTTACCATGACCAGTTGCGATGATATGTGACATATCATCAGAAAACTTTACTTTAATATCTCCAGCAATATTCTTAATCTCAATGCTATTATCGTCTTTATCATCTCCACTAGAATCTAAGAAAACAATTTTTTTAGAATTTTGTAAGTAGTTTGACGCATTTGGACCCCTTCCATTTGTACCCGGAGGAGTATATGAAATTTCGTATATAGATTGTGTGGATTGTTCTATATTTGGATTAGGTATTTTCTTATTAACTTTTGCTTCAATTCTACTTTTATTCTTGGCAGTAAACTTTCCTCTAGGACAAGTCAATTGCACATCATCATTATCATTGGTCGATCCCATTACGTCTGCAAAAATAGTAGATCCCTGCGCATAATTATCACCTTCTTGAATCCTTAAAAGTTTTTTTTCTTCTCCAGTTTGGCCAAATGAACTTTTTTTTAACAATCCTTGTTCTAATATAAGATCTTTTTTGTATTGAGAATTTCCTCTAGATTCCGATATAACCTTATAAGTTGTTTTACGCTTTATTCTCTTAATAGATTTTCTTGTTTTGTCACTCCTGTCTTGGTGCGTTATTCCCTTAATGGTAAATGTATGACCGTCAACAACCACTTCATCATTATCATCAACTTCAACAAATCTAAATCTTATATCTCTATTTTTATCAGATCCTTGACCATAGACTTCAAATTCAATATCAACATACCCATCATCTTTTTTTGCTCCCCATGTAGGGTGCTGAACATCATATTTTATTCGAGTTGTCTCGTCTTGTCCAATAACTTCTAGGGGACTGTAACCTCTACTATTCCACCAAGGATATTGGACCCTATTGAGAGCATCCAGATATTGGTCAATTTGCCTCTGAATAGGATCCTCACCTAGATTTTTATATGTTGTTGGATCCCATTCACCAATATCTCTCCCATCAGCATCATACCTCCTACCAAATCCAATAGCATCACTACCCTCTTCCTCTACAATATCATAATCTTCAAATTGATCCTTCTCTCTATATGTTATTTCAGTCTCTTGTACGCCACAGAGATTCGTTTCCAACACTCCTTGAGTAGAAAATCCTCTATCATCAACAAACTTTGCAAAAGGTGGGTACTGAAATCCAAATCCACCCTCAACAAGATCAACGGAAAGTAATTGTCTTCCATCCTCGCTCATGACAGGATTAGCTTGAATCCCAACTCCACCACCACCAAAAAATTCTAGTCTGGGACTCTTTTTAGAGTAATCTTTATTTTCTTCCTTTAGACCCTCTACAGGATTACAATCTTTTGATTTTGCAGATTTCTTTGGCAATACATCTTTAAATTTAAGATCAATTACCTCATTTATATTTAAATATCTTACACCATCTCGATTCTCAAGAATAAAAGTTTTACCAGGATCATCCTTGGCAACTTGTTTCGCTTCTTTTATTGATACATTCTTTACGTACCCCAACTTCTTGTCAATATATCCAACGCGGATATTTGACTTCTTGGTTTCAGAATCAATATCACTAGACTTCTGAAAGATATTAAATTTTGCTTTATTTTTTTTATCTTTCATGTTGTCAGAAAATTATCATCCCATCTATATGTTTATATTTATCAAGACATTTCAAAAGAAGTTCCATCAACTGTATCGCCGTCAAGCAGTTTTCTTGCTTTCTCACTCTCTTCTGCTTCTCTTAATAGGATCTCATTATGTTTTTGTCTCCTCCTTGCAATATCCCGCGCTGCCGGATCAGCGTTAGGATCATTAGCTATTTCACGCGAGCTTTCTATTCTCCTTTTTGCATCTTGAATAATCCGTTGATTTGACATTTGCTGTCCAGATGATCCAGATGAGGTTGCTGAACCACCATGAACTATCCCATCAGATCCTGAGAACTCCAGTTCTTCAGCGGGAATTCCAATAGTAGTTCTATCAGAACTTGGAACGGGTGCAGAAGTTGATTCGATCGCTGCAGCAGATTCATTCTTAAGTGCTTCCTGCAGACCAGCTTCTTCTCTAGCTAAAGTTGCTTCAAGAGATTTGTCGTCAGCAGCATACGAAACATCTGGTTGAGTTGGTCCTGGTTCCAGATAACCAATTTCTTCACCCTCCTCATTCTCCTCAGGAGGTTCATCAACAGCATCAGCAACCGATTCAATACTCTCTATATCAGATTTAAACTGACCAACACTTCCCGAAGCAAATTGATAACAATCAGATAGTGACGATTGTGGTTTAGAACTACACCCAAGAATATCGAGTTCGAAATTTCCAAATTGCAATGCAGAGGTTAGATCGCCACCGATTCCGCCAATTCCTGAGATAAGATCTTCTATAGCATCATCAACACCAGCAAGTTCATTTTGCATATCTCCCAAAAAATTATTAATATCATCCAAAATGCCATCATTTACTCTTCCAATTTCTTCTTTATTTTTCTTGATAACCTCAGCAACTACAAACTCTGCATGGCATGGAGGAACCTTTGGACTTGTTCTTTCTCCAGGGGGTAGAGAAGCAGCAGCGGCTTCAAGGTCATCAAGATTAAAAGTATTAGCTAAAATATCTCCCAGCATATCACAAAGATTGTCAGATAGTTTGGAATACACGCAAGATACCGCAGACAAAGACTGTTCCTTTACATCTGCAAACTGAAATCTCAAGTGAGAAGGCATTGCAGAAACAACATCTGTCATGGCTTCATTCATTACTTTATTAGTATATTCCATCATCTTATCGGTTACGACTTTCATATACTTTGCCATCTGACAACCAAGTTTTTTCATATATTCTTCCATATCACCAGAATTATTAATAGCACCAGATGCGTCGTCAACAAAACTTTTAGCAGTGCTTAGATATCCATCTAGTTTGCCAACCAGGGTATCAAGAAGAGTTTGAACCGCCTTCATAGCAGATGAAATAGTTTCATCAGGATCGTCTGGCTTCATTAAAGGAATACACTCTCGATATTTATTCGATCTTCTTACATCTGCAATAGTTTGTACATGAACAGAATCTCCTGCACTTTCATTTGTAAAATTTTTAGGTGGATCTGGATTATCCGGTTTATATTCCCCAGGGGGATTAACGTTTGGTTCTGTTAAAAGTCCGGAGTTTGGAGGTCCATCTTCTGCATTTTCTTCTGCTTTTGATGTATCATTCTTAGGTTTTGAGTGACCACTTGTTCCGAGAGGTCCTGGTTTTTCATTCGTAACCCTATCATTTTTACTTTCCTTTGATAGTGGAGTAGAAAGATTGTTACCCAAGACTCCCATGATAACAGGAATCTGCTGGTCTTGACCATCCATGAAAAAACCAAACACCATCATCCCTTGACGAAGATTTGATGTTTGGCTTGATCTTGCTTGACCACCACCAGCAGTAACTGGATACATTATCTGGGCCCAAGGAAGTTCTTCAGATGGAATTTCAGATTCTCCCTGATCATGAAGTCCAATAATACGTACTTTATATCTCTCCCCCCATCCAGGAATAGATTTAGCACCAGAAAACTTTCCAGGACTTTTGTTACTTCTCCAAGTAGAATCATCGGCGATTTGACCTACCCACCAGAGAAAACTACCGCCTAGAAAACCAGGATTAAATAAACTTCCACCTTCCATTAACTATTAATCCTCATATAACTTACACTCGACTGCCCAAGGTTCTTCGTCACAAAACATTTCAAAATCTGTTGGGTCATGATGGTCGCCAGCTTCAATATCTTTCTCATGTTCCTTAGCATATCTCTCAAGATGAGAGAGTTCATCTTCAATATGACGACGACGCTGAGGTGAGATATTTGGATCTTCTAAAATTTTATGATCTTCACTAATGTGTTGCTCAATTGTTCTTTTTTCTGCCATTGTGGTTTACCGTTAGATAGAGGTAGTGTGATTTCCCTTTCTTCCAAAAGAATCTCTGACTAAGGTCAATTCAGTACGGAACTCTTTTGGTGTAATATAGTGACATAAATCTGATATAATATATAGTCCTCCAGATTGTCGATCTACTTCATCAGATTTTTCAATATTCAACTGAGGAGCATCAACGAAGATAAGTTCGCCAGCATGAAGTTCAAAGTCACCAGGTATAGTAATAGAAATTTGGGAACTAAAGAACTGATTATACCTCATAAATGCTTGATTAACTATTTCACCATACTCAAAGTTTTCATCCCCTGACTTTTTTAACTGCTGTTCTATATTGCCCTCAGGAAAAGATCCAGTATCTAAAACAAAATAAGATGTTCTGGTGTGATCCATGTCAAATTCTGGATTAAACTCCGGTAACTTTTTCCCAGATGTTTTTATATTCTCGTCATTGGCCTTGTTCGACTTTACCTGATAAAAAGTAGTGAAGGGATCGAAAGTCACAATACGGTTAGAATATGTTCCCATCTTTGCTTTCTTCTGAACATTTATCAGATTAGACTCAGAAAAATTTATGATGTTGGCATCATATCCAGAGGGAGCTTTCGTGTCTGGAGTGTTATTATAGATGTAAGATTTCTTCTGTTTCTGATCATCTTGGCCAAATAAACCATCAATAGACTTATACTTATATCCCTCAGAAGTTTCATACAAAAAATATCCTGCACTCTCTCCCTTCTTCTGATTTTCTGAAGATACTGATTGTTTAGATAACCAATTCAAAAGATAGAAAGGTTTTTTATGATATGCTGTGAAATTTCTAGTGTTAATTGTCGGTTCAATATCTAATTCTTTTTCGGTTTTTAAATCATCTTTTAATATCTTTTCAACATTGTCGGAAATTAATCCATAAAAGGTTCCGCTAACAGACATGTGCTGACCCCTTATATACTCCTTTGACCTTAAATCTAGATCTATTAAACTTTTACGAGTATCTTCAACTATAGGGGAAAAATCGTTGACGTAGAGAATCATTTCTTTGTCCCCACCAAGAGACACTTCTTTGTCTCCAATTTTCTGAGATAGTTTTAGATTAACAGATTCTGTTCCGGTGAGAGGAAAAGCCTCCTTTATAGTTTTTCCATCAAGATCTTTCGATGATCCAGTATCAACAAACTTAACATCCACAGAAACAGAATCCATCATTATGCTTTCATAATAACACAACTCTGTTATGGAACTGACAAGATCAATATTATACTTACCATCATTTGATTTTATTACCGCAGATTTAAGTGCGGATTCTGCAGAACTTCTTGCGCTTATTTGTGCCATGTATGAGTACCTCTTATTACTATTTAACCCTGTGCAGCAAGGAACTCTGCAAAATCATCATCAGAACCTCCACCAAAAATCATCATTTTGCTTTGTGGTTGTTTTTGTGGTGGAGTAGGAATTTGATTTGAAGGGGACTCCATAACAACTATCTGTGCTTGCGGGTCATCATAAGATGCATAGTTTTCTAAAACTTTGAGAGCAGCTGAACCATCTGCTTTATTTAATGTCCCCAATAATCCAGGAACTTTATCTTCGATAGCAGCAGTAGTGTCTGCATCAAAGACAAACTCTCTCCCCTCCTCTCCAAGAACTGCTTTATGAGCCATGCTTTTAGTGAATCCTCCACGCCGATATGCAATATGAACATGATCATTGTGCCCATAAGGTTCATTACCTTCATGCAAAAACTCGACAGGTTTTACTCCCTCCATCTCATTAAATTCTCGTATTCCCTGAATAATCTTTGTCTGATCATCAACACCAGTCATTCCTTCTCTAGCATATCTATTCGGACCCCAACCACCAATATCAATAGCACGACCAACATAATGATAAGAATTGGTAGCATGTGGAGAGGTAACTCCACCATGTTCGGGGTGTTCTGTAACACCAGAACCCCAACGCAACCCCCTTTCATTCAGAAATCTTCCCAGTCTTCCTGCAATTTTTGATCCTTCACTTTGATTTCCAGTGTCCTGTGCAGTCTCCATATTTACAGCAGGAACATCAACTGTTTTTTGTCCAGAGGATTGTCCAGAAGATTGTCCAGATTCAGATGGTTGTCCAGATCCACCCCATGCAGTGCCATTTGATCCAAATATTTTATTAACAACTCCACCCTGACCAAAAATATCCGGTAAAAAAGAAGCTCCAATATGAGGTATCAAGAATGGTAGTCCCACAGGAGAAAGTAATGCTAAGTTTGGAAGTTTTACAATTCTTCCATCTTCCATAAACTCACTACTATCCTTTACGCCAAATAATTCAGCAGCCTTCCCCAATGCAGTCTGCAATCCAAATCCAGATGGGATATCAATCGTTGGGAAGTTGTCAACAAATCTCTTAAATCCTTCTTTAATAAATTGGCCGGCAAGACCACCAAGATCAAATAATAATTTGAAAGCATCGGTGATACCTTTCATAAATTTCTGACCAGCAGCTTTGGGATCTTTCTGAAGAATCAGAGTGTATAATACATCACCCATAAATGTACCGATAGAAGATCCAATTATGGTTCCAATAACAGGAATGGGTATAAAACTTCCAACGAGTCCGCCAATAGCAGCTCCAAGACCTTTAAATACTGCTTGACCTAAAGGTTCTCCTGCAAGTAGAGATGAGACCGCAACAATTAAAGAACCCACAATAGGTATTCTACCAAATGTTTTTGAGACTAATTGTACTCCTTTCTTTCCAATCAGTTTTAATCCAAGTCTAGTGGTTGTTTTACCAAGACCCCCTTTTATTATTTGACTTTTACCAACTCCAAGACGATTAGCTGCGGATTGACCTGCTCGCCCAAATTTGTTCTTAGCAGCATCTCCTCCAAATCTTCTTGTATATCTTTCTATTGCTTTTTTACTTGTGTTACGCTTTAAGTTGTCTTTAACTTTATCTAAGGGTTTTGGTTTTGGTTGTTTGGCAGCAACCATTAAACTTCCAACAATAATTGCTGCATTGAATAAATTTGTAAGTTGCTTCGTCAACTCATGAAATCTTTCAATACCTTCTTCTCCAGATCTTTCTCTTATGAAATTTTCAGCCCAGCGATATGCTTTAAGACCAACCGCAAGGAAAGACCCCAATCCATCAATGATTCCAACAACTAGATTTGCAACAAACTCTATAGTTCCACCAATAAATCCTACAATTCCCTGAAGTTTTGGTGCCTCGCCTACAAGTCTAGTTAAAATAAACCCTAAACCAATATTAAGAAAGAAATTTTTTATTGGATCTAAAAGACCTGCTCCAGGCAATTTAAATTTTCTTTTATCCTTGCTATCTTTTTTATTGGGACCTTTTTCTAACTCATCTTCCTGTTTCTTTTGATCCTCTATTTCTTTTAGTCTGTCTTCTTCATCTATTTCAGTTTTCTCTGCAGCAAGAGTTCCCTTCAAAAGTTTATCAATCTCAATTACTTTTGTGTTAATAACAATTAATTTGTCATCGATTCCCATTCCGTCAGTTTCTGGAGTTGGTTCTATGTTTTTGTACGGAACCATTGACTGCTTTGGTCTTAAAGCTAAGGCACTACTACTATTTGATTCAGAGGAACTAGTAGTTTCAGATTTTTTTGGTTCTCTCTTTACAATACTGCTAGCCAATTGACCGCCAGATCCTGGTTTCCTTGACGATCCTGCAATTTTTGATGCTCCTGCTAAAAGTCCTACTATCGGTATTGGCATTTTTTATTCTCTCTAAATTAAAACACCAAGTGTTTTGGCTTTATCCCGACCCCTAGGAACAGTGTGGGAGGGTCTACTATTATCAATACCAGAAGGTTCCGATTCACCTCCACCAGAACTATTATTAGATCCCATAGAAGGAATAGAAGTCACTGATGGTCTAGATCTTTGTGGAGGAGGTGGAGTTTTTAACTTTGTTTGAGACGATGCTATTGGAGTATTTTTAATGTTTATTTGATTGGATTCTGTTCTCTTCATGTCCGCAAGAACAGCCTCTCTCATTTCAGGAGGTAAAGACATAACCCTTTTCATATTTTCTTCATGACTGTTACTATCAACAACAGTTCCACCCATGGATGTTGCCATATTCTTTGCCCTAGATTCTACATCCCCAAGAATAGTCTGCGGATCAATCTCCTTTTTCCTAAAGATGCTGAATAAATCACCAAGCATACCAGGAATAGATCTAACTTTTGCCTGTTCCGTCAGAACATTTGTGCCGCCGCCACCGCCACCCAGACCAGGAACACCTGGAGGAAGTCCCCATGATCCATCCCCCATGCCCATTACCAATCTACCCAAAAGTGGACCCGTGGTTTTTATATCGCGGGGAAATTCTCCCCTATTCTCAAATTCTTCATCAGTGAGATAACTTTGCGGATCATTAAAATGTTTTCTTTCAGATTTAATACCAGTTGGATCAAGGAGCATTTGAAGAGGTGATCTTACTTTTGCCTGTTCAGTTAGAGCGTTTGTGCCGCCGCCACCACCAGGCAGACCAGGAGCACCTGGAGGAAGTCCAAATGTACTATCATCGTTGTAAATTCTTTCTAATTTTTGTTTTAATTCTGCTTGATATGCACCCTCCCCATGTTTGCTGTCATAATCAGAAATTTTCTTAGGATCTGTTGTCTTCATCAAATCAGATAACCTACTCTCAGCAGTATCTGAATTAAAATTAGGTTCTTCTTCATCATCCCTCTGTTTCATTAAGGAATCATGACCTGGTGGCATTTTTTCTTTTTTCTCCTCATCTCCACCACCAGTCATTCCACCATCAGCCATTCCACCACCAATCATTCCACCACCAGCAGCATATGTTATGCCATCCATTCTTTCAGGAAGGTTTGTTCCACCACCCATAGCATTCATAGACTCCAAAGTGTCCATACCATACTTCTGTACAGCACCTTTACTCATAACAAATTCACCAGGAGTCAACATTGCAGGTACAGTATCTTTATCTCCTGTTCCTGGAACTCCGCCACCACCAGAGAACAAACCACCCATTGGATCTCCAGAAATTCCACCAAATTCTTGCGTATCATCTAGTTGAGTTTTTCCTTCTTTTGCTCTTTCTTCGTCATTTGATTTTGAAGTTGCCTGTTGAGCGAGACCTGCGACAGTAGCTACACCTCCGGCTATAGCTAGGGCTGCCAGTGGATTTGATATTGCAAACTTTACAGCAGATTTAGCTAACTTAGCTATCATCTTAACTATTTTTGGTATAAATCTTGTTGTCAATCCAACTATTCCTTTTATAAATCCACCCAATCCTGTACCAAAAACTAAGAACGCAGCAAGAATAGCAGGCCAAGTATTCTTTAGAAATACTCCAATCGCTTCTAATGATTTCTTATTTTCCTCTTTACTAAACCACTCGAATAATTTGACCACAGTTCGACCCAAGAAAATATTCCAAATAAAATTCCAAATCTTTTCCCACAGACTCTTGACAGGTTTTAATACCGCACCTACAATCCCACCAAGTTTTTCGAAAGGTTTTTCTAGATTAGTTTCCTGAGCCTTTCTTTTCCTCTCCTCCTCTTTTAATCTATCTGCATCAGATTTATCCTTAGCGAGAGCATTTTCTTCTCTCAATGATTCCAAGATTGAATCGATGCCCCTCTGAATATCGTCAAAATTTTCTTGTGTTTGTTCAGTTGGTTTAAACTTTTCAATATTTACAGAATCTCTTTTTACTATTGCACTTCCTTTAGATTCAGGCAAGGATGATGAACTTGAATCGGAAGTGTCTTGCTCTTGTCCCTGTTCCTTTATTTCATCACGAGTCTTTAAAACCTTATTTACAAAAGCCTCAAAATCAATCTTATTATTTCTTTTTTTATATCCTTCTTTCTTCTCTTCGTTTGTCAGATACTCACCCCCAATAGTGGTGTCTTTCAAGAACTCATCAAGATACTTTGAGTGTCGATCCTCACCAAAAAACTTAGCAGGAACTATAGCACCTCCTTTATTCTCTTCTCTTATCGATTTCAGGAGTGAATCAAGATCCATTAGCTTGCTGTTGTTTTAGTTTCTCTTCTTCAAGGTGATTTTGTAATAATGCAACATAAACATCACGTTCCCAAGGAATTAAATTCTCAATCTCAGTTAGTGAGTATTTATGGTACTGCATCAACGCAAAATTAAGTTTATAATAACTCTCCAGATCCATATGGATCATGCCTAGGCGAAAAAAGACGCCAAACCCTCAAGTACGACCTCACTCTCAACCTTTGTCTTTGGGTTTTTTACACTAACTTTATGTGAAAGTTTTGGCATAGTCTCAAAGAACTTCTCAATACCTTTAAACTGAGAGGAATTCATCGACTCTAAAAACTCAGTAACTTCCTTCTTACTACAATCTGCGGTTGACCAAGCTTCTTCTTCGGTAAAAATTGTACCGATGCAGGATGCAATCAGTTCAAATGATTGATCCATTGCATTTCTCTTATTAAAATCAAAGTTATTCTTAATAAACTGATCCAAAGAAGGATACTTCATTTCAATCATGATAGAATCATCGATCTTAATTTTTTTCTCATGTTCATCGTTCTTTTGAACTTCAATATCTTCCAAATTAATCAATACAGAAACCTCAGTCTTTCCATCATCTGGACAAATAATATTGACATCCAGTTCTTCTCCTACAGACTTGCCTCGAATATTTAAAAACAAATACTCAATATCAAATGTTGGAAGAGTTTCGATTTTAATTCCCTTCGTCAAAATACAATTCTTGATCACAGATTTGAGAGCATTGGTGATCTGTTTAGTATCTTCACTCTCCATTGCAATCACAAGGAGTTTCTCTTCCTTAACTAAAAAAGGTCTGAATTGAATTAATTCTCCAGTTGATGGCAACTCAAGTTCATATGTTGGCGCAGCAATCTTTGGTAATGGCATTTTATTAACATAAAAAAATCAGATATACTTATTTATAGGTCAAATCGGATCGAATCGCCCATCAAAATTAGCTCGAGCACGAATGTCTCTATCCCGAATATCAAACGGTTTTGGAGGTGGTGGTGGAGGTGGTAGTGGTGGTAATGGTGGCGGTGGTGGTGGTGGGAGATTATCAAGTAAAGAATTTACTTCAGGATTAACTGTAGGTTGTTCTTGTGATTCTTCCGCTTTTGCTTTTTCAATATAATATCGAAGATAAGTAAATCCTACAGTGCATTTCAATAAACTAGATCCCTCATATGAAACTGGCATAGATCCAATATTGATTGGATAAGCATCAACAAAATTGTATATTAGTTGCGAGTTATAATCTCTCTCAAATTTTACAATCGATAATGGTCTCCTATATTCTGTTGGATATTTTGCTGTGTAATAATGATTTGATTTCTCTAGTAAATCTTCATCATTATTTCCATTCATGATGCCACCAATCCAATCTTCAAATAATCTAATAGGCGAATAATTTTTTGCATCAACATAGAATGTTAAATCTATACGATCATCAAACATACGACGATATGCACGTCTTTCTGTTACACCGTGAAAATCATTATTAATATCAAACGTAGCAAGACTTGATCCTGGTAGAGATGCATCACAACACTCAAGATAGACTTGATCCTGCGCTACTGCATTTGATTTTGGAACAAAATCAGGAAGAGCAAAATGAACCAGGAAATGAGATGTGAGTGCTGGTCTTAAAAGAATAGAAGTGATATGGGAAACTTTTCTAGGTTTAGGTTGAGGCGCAGCCATCTATAAATAGTTTTTATCTTATATACTATGTATGGCAGAAAGTCGTAAAAGTAGATATCATCCATCTTTTCCCAACAAATATAAGGGAAATGCGAATAATATTATTTGTCGTAGTAATTGGGAAAGAAAATTCTGCAAATGGTGTGACTCTAATCCAAATATTTTAGAGTGGGGATCTGAAGAATTCTTCATTCCATATCTATCTCCAACAGACAATCGAGTTCATCGATACTTTCCAGACTTTATCATCAAAGTAAAAGAAAGTAATGGTCAGATTAAGAGATATGTAATTGAAGTTAAACCAAAGAAACAAACAAGACCTCCCATCCACAAAACAAAACCCACAAAATCCTACATCTATGAGTGTACAACATATGCAGTCAATCAAGCGAAGTGGAAAGCTGCAAAAGACTGGTGTGATGATCGCAAAATAGAATTTAAAATTATCACAGAAGACGAATTAGGTATCAAATGAACCGACTCGAAGGAAACGATATCAATCTAAGAACAAATGATCAGGAAGAAATAATGCTGGAAATTATGGAGTTACTTAGTGATACTGTAACTCCAATTCCTGATGTTGGGATGTTGTGTACATTCGTTTATAATGCAAAGACTCCTGGAATATCATACGATCAACACCCACTAGTAGCCGTAACAGAAGTATTAAAATGGGGATTCAAAGGCATCAACTTTCATCTAAGAAAATCTCGACAGTACACTTGGAATGAACTTGCTGGTCAAGTATACATTATACAAAATGAAGAACTTGATGATCTACTTGCCATTCCATATGCAAAAATGGTTACTAAATAAATAAAAAACCATAACTAATGGCATCCGCAACTAGTAAAGTAGCTCCAGTAACTACATATACGGGAAATAAACAGCAACGTAGGAAAGGTACTGGTTCAAGGGAAAAAGGATTTTATAAAACGCAAACTACTACTCTAGTTGGTGGTGGAACGAAAAGAGAAACATATAGAACTGATGCTCAAGGAAATAATGCTGTAAAAATTTCAGAGTCAGAAGTGGATGCAAATGGCAAGGTAACAAAACAAGAAACTTTGAGCACTGCTTCTGCAGCGGAAAAGCGTGCTTTATCAGATCCGGATTCTAGATTAAATCGATCAATAAAAAATCAAGTTAAAGATACAGAAAAACAATTAGAGGATGCAAACGTAAGTGACCTAGATAAAGCAGCTGGTGGTTCTGGTAATGATGCTACTGGTAATGGTGAAGAAGGATCTCAACCAGCAGCAGCACAAAGTAACGAAGCTGTAGAAGGAACAAATGTAGGAGTGGTTGGGGGAACATATCCAGAAGATATTGCAAAAACAAAGCAAGATATAATCAAGTTTGATATGATCCAATATAGGCCAAGTAAACTTGAGGCAAACGGAAGACCAGACGTTAGTGGTGGAGACATTATAGGTGGATCAGTAATATTGCCAATTCCCGGAGGACTTCAAGATCAAAGCAGTGCTGGGTGGGATTCAGCCAAAATGAATCCTCTTGAAAGAGCAGCTGCGAATGTAGCACTAGATGCTATCAACAGAGGAGGTGAAGGTTTTACAGATTCTGTTGAGAAAGAAATTAAAAAAGCACTAAGTGATGGGGGAGCAGATGCAAAAAAAGCTCTGGCAGGATATTTTGCTGGTCAAGCTGCTGGAGTTGGCGAACAGGTTCTACAGAGAGGCATGGGAGTCGTAACAAATCCCAACATGGAACTTCTGTTTATGGGCCCATCCATTCGTCAATTTTCATTCAGTTTTCTTCTTGCACCAAGAAGCGAAAAAGAAACAACTGAAGTAGTAAATATAATAAGATTTTTTAAACAAGGAATGTCTCCGATTAGAAGTCAAAGTGCTCTATTTTTAAGAACACCAAATACATTTAGACTTAGATATATTTACAGAGGAGATGGAAAAGACTCTGATCATAAGTATCTGTCTAAATTTAAAGAGTGTGCGTTATTAAATACAACAGTAAACTATACTCCAAATTCAAATTATGCAACATTCCCGGATGGTGGCATGGTTGCATATCAGCTTACACTCAGTTTCCAAGAACTTGAACCAATATTTAATGATGATTATTCAGAATACGAAGGATCAATAGGTTACTAAGATGTCAAACTATTTCTCTAAACTTCCAGATCTCAACTACGTCAGTCGTCTACCAGATGCAAAGATCTCCGATTATATTACTGTAAAAAATTTATTTAAAAGAGGATTCTTGAGAGAAGATATCTTTCAAGATCTTATGTATTTCACAAAGTATCAAATCCTAGGTGATGATAGGCCGGATAATGTAGCTCATAAAATCTATGGTGACAAAAATCTTGACTGGATAGTTCTAGCATCAAATAATATTGTCAATATACACTCAGAATGGCCATTAACACAAAGGCAATTTGACGAATATCTAATGAATAAGTACGATAATCTAGATAGAATTTATGGGGAAATTCATCATTATGAAACAACAGAGGTTGTTAATAGCAATGGAGTTGTAATTGTCCCAGAAGGTATGCAGGTTGAATCGGACTATTCTATTCAATTTTATGATTCTCCTGCCGAAAGATATACAATTAAGTATCCAGTCAAGTCTGTTTCAAACTATGACTATGAAGCAAAAATTGAAGACGAAAAGAGAAGTATATATCTTCTCAAACCAGGGTATATCAATATAGCGAAAGATGATCTAGAAGAAATGATGACATATAAAAAAGGTTCCACTCAGTATGTAAGTGAAACCCTGAAGTCTGCAGACAATATTCGATTATATCAATAGATCACTCTTCAGCGAGTTTCTGAAAGTAACTCAGAGCATCATCTTCATCAGAGTCTTTAGACTCGATTGGACTCGTGTTCGCAACACTTTCAACAGATTCTTTGTTGAAATTTGGTTTGAATGATCCACGAGAATCATCCTCATCCTCATAACTTTCATCATAAGAAGGAGCAGACTTCTTCTGTCCAAGCACCAACTTCAGACGAGTTTCAAGTTGATCATAGGTCTTGAACTGATCAGGAGCAACAATCTGTTCCAGAGAGTGCTGTTTCTTCCATACTCCCTCCATTGCATCATCATCCTCAAAGAGTTGTGATGTCTTATCAAATTCAGAAGAATCATAGTTCCAATAACCAGCAACCTTCTTGATCTTCAGTTTAAAGTTTGCACCTTGCCAGAAGTCAAAAGGATTGATGGGTG